TAATTAATGTTAGAGCGGATTTGACCAACATGATGTCTTAACCTCTTTATAAAATCTTGGTAGTCCTTTTTTACCAAACCACCATGATAAGGAAGATTATCGTCATTGTAAGTAAGCGTGATGTAACTATTCTCATCGTGCATTCGCGATTCGTGCATACATCGGATGGCCCATTGTCTTGACCGTTCCAGTCTACATCCAATGCATTGTCCGCAGGGGATATCAAGCGGCTTGTCTTCGAAGCCGCTATCCCGTTTGAATGTAATGCCACGTTTACCGTTTGCTCCGATTTCTCTGCTACGCCACGCCGATAGCGGGGAGTAACAGGGCATCTTACATCCTATGACCGCCACGCATTGCGCGTGAGTTAACGTTAAATTTGTGCGTCCGGCTTGCCTTCTTCCGGAAGTTCTTCCGACTGCTGCGCTTGCTCATTTTGAACCGTTTCATCATTTTCTTTCGTCTCACTCTTAGTTGCTCTCGGTCGTTTCTCAATGTGTTGTTTATACAGTTCGTTCATTCTGACCAACAATGTCCGTAGCTGTCGTTCTGTGTCCGCTTTGGTCCACGTCTCTACATTGAGTACTATCGATTCCAGTTGCCACTCTAGTTTCGCGAGTGCTACTGCCATCTCTTCTTTGCTAAGTGCCATTGCGTTTCTCCTTTATCGTTTACGCAAGTACATATTAGCTAATTTGTTTCTCCTTTACCAATACCGTTTATATATATCTCAAAGTGTGAATATACGCTCTGAAAAAAATTTTCACCGCTTCGCGGTGAGGTGGGTAGACAGGGAGCCCGTAGGCTCCGCTGTCAGTCAGCACAGTTACATCGAGAAGGACTGTGCTGGGCCGGCTAAGCCGGCGCCTCTGGTGGGGGCTCTGGTGGCTTCTCCAAGGCCTCTCTACGCTCTTCCTCGCGGTCTCGCGCCATAAGTCCGAGTTCGATACACGCCTCTTTATTTTCTGGATTTCCTACGAAGTCCAGGAATTGCGCGGGGTCGTTTCCAAACTTCGCGCGTATCTCCGATGGCACCGTCTCAAACATCTCCTGCGTTCGAACCACGTGGTTCATTGCCTCATGGAAGTCCATCGCCTGGAACTCTCCGTACGCTCCCTGGAAGCGATTCAGATGGTCCGCGACTCCCGTCTTCTGGAATTGTCCGACGATGCGATTAATATCGCAGTCTTTCTTGAACTCCTGTCGGGTCCGGCTCTCGCCCTTTATAACTCGTTGGACCCGTTTTTTCGGACCGAATGCGGTCCGAAATCTTGGCGCTTTCGCTGTCATGGCATCATCCTTTTGAACTTTTTGCCGTGTTTCGCGGCATTTTGAATTAACTTAATGATACTGAGGAAGTCTCCTGCCGTTTTCACTGTAGGCAGTGCTCTATCGATTTGGAACATTAGTTTCCCATAATCAGTGTTATCAATATCATACTGAATTTGCGCCCTTTTTGCTATAAGGTGCGCGACGTTAGTATCTGCGAGGGCTCTCGCTGTTCTCGCGTCTATCTCTCGTCCTAATTTCGTCAAATTTACATTTTCAATCTGCAGGTTCTTTATTTGTTGCCATACTTTATCCGCTTCTCTATAAATCCGATGCTCTTCTGCCCAACTCTTGGCTGTATGGGCTTGCAACATCTTAACTTCTTCGTCTGTTTTTAGACCTACCTTCGCTATCTGGTCGATTTCCGCATTCGTTTTGTTTACTTGCGCTTGCGTCAGGTTTTCCTGTGTCCTGAGGTTTCTCACCTCTTGTTCTTGTCTATCCACCGTCGCATTTACGCTCCTCGTTTGAAGCGCCGATGACACGGCGGGTGTTATGGAATCCTGTATACTCGCTTGCGCTCCCGCCGGAGAACTTGCTCCTCCGTATTTTGCGGCTAGTATCGGGTTTATTCCGGCTTTCCTCATATCTGCAACTTGGCGTTGAATTGCCGTATTGCTCATACGCTCTTGAAAAGCCATTTGTTCCCGCGCGCTTGCAACTTGCGCTCTATTGCGGCGTTCGCCCCCTAGAAAAGATAACATCCCTGACGCTAACGGTAATAGCGATGAGAACATCTGTCACTCCTAGAAATGGTCAATCATTCCTGGGACGCCGTACAACGGCATCGGGCGCGCCCATTTATAATCGAAATACGCATCCAATTGCAGGTCTGGCTCGTTCTCCACTGCTACTACTCTGTCTACAGGTGGGTTGTCCTGAATAAATGCGTCGTTAAGAACGGGCAAATCACTAAAGTCTTCCGACAGGTGCCATGCGTCAAGTGTCCCGGTGGCGGAACTGCGCATCTTGCCAGTAATTCGACTCTGCTTGTACCTATACTCCGCGTACCTTTCTTGATACCCGAATACATCGTCATCGGCAGATGTTGCTTGTGCATATATCTCCTTATTCAACACGGCCTGCTCGCCAATCTGGGCGAGAGCGGGCCAATAGAAGTCATATCTAGTCGAACGTGAGAACATCCTATCCAGCCCTTGCTGATAGGTCAAATCCGCTCTAACATTAATTAACCCCAGTATCAGAGTATGTTCCGTAAAAGCTTTTGTAAAGCCGTGGCCTGAAAATGCACCGACGCCCATAGCACTAAGGTTGCCTTGTGGTGTAGTTGCGTCCGTAGATGAAGTCTGCGCGATTGGCGTAATATTAATAGGGCTCGAACCTCCGCCCAAATACTCCGGACGTTGTAGGCGAAAATCAGGGCTAGTAACACCGAAATGAGCCTTAATAATTTCCACGTAACGAGTACCACCGCGTGCATCGCGCTCCAGAAGTTTCTGTATCTGAAATGCCTGCCGTAGTTGGTTGATGGTTGCTGCCGTTGCTTGAGACAAATCTGCGTACATTGCATTCCCGGCACCATTTGCTGAATCTAACGTAAGCTCATAAGGAGCAGCACCACCGAAACCGTAAGTATTACTAAAAGTACCTGAACCGTAATCATGCATCACCGGAGCTTGAGTTCCTAAGGGCAGGTCGACTGCATCGCCTTTTTGAGGCCAGGGAAGACAGCTTGTAAAATAATCATGTCGTTTTCCGCGCCTAAGAAGAACGTAATCAGTAGGAGTGTCAGGGCCGTCGTCCCTATCAACAGTAACACTATCCTGTAAATTTTGGTCGCGAAACCATTCGTTAAAAACAAGATTATATGCTCGATGCCAAAGACTACTATGGGTAAGCGAAGCAACTCCAGTAGGTATTCCAAAATAATCCGATAAACTTTCATCGGCGTAGCCACCTCCGGGGCTAACCATCTGTGGGATTGTGAAATCAGTTGAATCTCCAGGGTCTACTTGCTCTCCGCAGAATTTTTGCCAATTGTCCCAGACGAGACGCATAGGAATTCCGAAGAAGAACGTCTCCATTCGCATATTGTCCATAATCGGATATATAGGGGTATTAAGCCTTGCAAGTGCGGACAACCGGCAGTTGATTGTATCACCGGGCAAAGCTTCATCCACGAGGATTGGGATGAGATATCCAGCATCCATTGTGGTCTTATAACCATGAGAGCGGTCGAAGGAAGCGCGGGGAATGTTTGCACGTGGCACCTCCGAGAATTGATGTTTCATTACACTTTTCATTTAATTTCCCATTTAGTTTAGCAAGGAAAGGGGGTTGGTTGCCCCTGTTTGCACTCTCCGATGGAATCTACTACACCGGTAGCTGTCTCAGGTAGGGGCCACACCTATTGGGAGCTTACTCTAGTTCTCCAGGGTCGTCACCTCGGGGGTTACCGTTTCACTCTCTCCCAAATCCATATCTAGTTGCTCTTCTGGAATCTCTTCTGGTCTAACGTGAGATAGGTGCACTCGTAAGTCGGATAATGTGGCGACAACAACGGGGTTCTGGGGAACAATCTCACCGGTAGCATCATCCCAAGTTGCAAGTCGATATAGTTGAAAATCCGCCGCGTGTGTTTCAAGTTCGAATGATTGTGCCATTGCAGAGATAACGGCTCGTTTTGCAGTGTCGTCATTAACCAAAAACATTGGTACGTGGTAAGCTGCAACTTTTGAATCGAAGATTGCGTAGATGTTAGCATTACTCATATTTCACTCCGTTTTAATTGATTGGTTTGGGCTCGTTTGACTGTCTCTCTAGTTCTAAGCCTAACAAGCGTATTATCCGAAGCATGGAGTCTTCTATTCTTCTCTCGTCTCCCTTTGATACGTTCGAGTGTTTCTTCGTCGTGAAGGTTATCGTAATATCGTGGGGGTCGAGACTCATATCCGCGTACAACAACAGAGTCATGTTTCCTAACTTCGTGCCCGTACATTTCATAGTAAGGTTTTGCAATGCCAGGGTTACGCGACATGTCATTATATTCGGGGATGATGTCGAAGACTTCTCCGGTAGCCTCGTTAATTTTCTGATAGTGACCGGCGGCATTTTCACCGGTCTGTTTCTTCATCACATATCGTGCGACGTACGCTGCGCTCTCGAATGTTACACCTCCAGTTATCGTGAAGCCTTTTCCCCAGACATGTTCGAGGAACTCAGAAGTATACAATTTATCTCCGTTTTTGTTGTTTTTGTAGAACTTAAGGTCGGGAGGATTGAATCCAAAGATAATTGCATGATAATGCGGTCGCCATCCTTCAAGGGGGTTACCATACTCGCCGCACATATAATAGCGAATTTTGCCAACATGATGTCTTAACCTCTTTATAAAATCTTGGTAGTCCTTTTTTACCAAACCACCATGATAAGGAAGATTATCGTCATTGTAAGTAAGCGTGATGTAACTATTCTCATCGTGCATTCGCGAT